ATTGAACTACAGAACCAGCAGGTGCGCCATAAACAGCACCAAGCAAGTTAGATAGTTTTTGGTAAGGTAAGTTCTGTTCAAAGTCAAAGCGAGCAATGTCACCTTGTAGAGCAGCTTGTTGGTAATCTTCAGCAGTCTGACCAGCATTAGCCAATTGTGCAATATCACCGTAATCAGCAGCAGCCAATGTTGGTGCATTTTGAGCAGCTTGGTTTTGCATAGCACGTTCAGCACCATAGTTTTGGTAAGCTAAGTTACCTGCTGTGTTAGCAAGACTGTTAGCCAAAGTAGTACCAGCACGATTAAACAAGTTAGATTGTGCGCCTGAACCATAACGACCAGCTTGTGATGCACCTGATTGTGCTTGGTTAATAGCATCAAAGTATTGTGCAGTAGCAGCTTGACCAGCACCTTGTAGGGCTTGGTTAAAGAATGGGTTATTAGCTAAGTATTGACCACCAATAACTGATTGCTGTTGTTGTTGTGCAGCAGGTAATAAAGGATTGCCTTGAATAGCACGATTTTGTTGTGCTTGTAACGCAGCTTGTGTTTGTTGTGATGGGCTGATATATGTTTGACCAGGATAGTAGTTAGGTACACCTGATTTATACAAATCTACAGCTTCATTTAAGCCATATTGAACGTAAGGCTTGAGCATAGGGTCAATACCTTGTACTTGTGTTCCTGATGAACCACCACCACCGCCTTTACCGCCACCACCTTCTAATGTCATACGTTTACCAATAGGTTTAAACGCCATCTCAGGTAGCATATCAAAATGATTATATTGCATTGTCTTTTCCTTCTATAGGTAACTCGTAGAACATAAATTTAGACTTGAAACCGTCTTTACTAAATACTTTCTTCCAACCTGTACGACCAAATGATTCTATTGTTTTACAATTAGTGTCTTTAGCAAAACTTCTTAATACAGACAACATTGCGTCTTTCCACTTAGGAAGCTCTATGCCACCTGTAAAGTGCATGACTAAAGCTCTCATCTGTGGGTATTCAACTATCTCAGTTATTACAGCACCGTATATCTTGTCATCGTAAGCAATCCATAACTGCTGACCACCTTCTTTGAACGTCTGTCGAATATCATCTGCTGTGTAACGACCATGCGTGTATTTTGCAGCACCTTCTATGTAACTTTCGATGTCTGCCCATACTTGGTCTATATCAAGAATTGCGCTTATCTTCATTAGCCAACTACCAAATATTTGTAAGTTTTATCTGCTGTGTCATTAGCAAAGTGACTAATTACGGCAGAACCTTTTGTCTGTGAGCTAACATATACATTGTCCATAGATAGTGGAGCAATATATTGAACAGTCACAATTGCAGCAGGAATAGCAGGTCTAGGAATAACAGTATCGGCAGGATAACTTTCCAAGCCAACATCAACGTCAGATGTAGTTCCTGCAACCTCTAGATAATCACCAGCTTGCATTTCTATACAAAGATTAACTGTGCCAACAACGTGACTAGGTTCAATTGCACTTCTTCTTGCTGGGATGTCAAATCTACTTGCGCTTCTAGCAACATCTGTGCCATTTACTCTAAACCACACATCTGCGTATTGTGGTGACTCATCTCTATTGACTAGCTGTAAAGAAAACTGAGCGTTGTAGATGCCATAGTTACGCACATAAATACGACTTGTGTTAGTAGTGTCCCTATATACGCCACTTGCTGTTTCTGTTGTGTCATAAACAACAACGGCAGTAGAACCTACGCTTGGTGCTATTTGGTCGGTATTATTTGTAAAGCATCCGTAAGGTGCTGCATCGGCTTCTGCTTCATCAGTAGATGGTGATAACAAGATGATTGAGTCAAAACCAATACGTTCGTTATAGATTGTAGTGGTTGTAGCCCAACCTGTATTTAAAGTAACATAGCCTACGTTATTAGATTTACCATCCATGAGGTTATTAACAACCTCAGAGATTTCACGAGGTTGCGCACCAGCAGGATTGAGTTTCCTATATTGCTGATTAACAATTGTCATCTTGTACCTTGCTGTGTGATTTCAATATCAACTGCCATAATGTTTGACCATTGGTCGCCAGTAGGTACAATTGATAAACGATGATACTTACCGCTACTACGTAATGATACTCTATTTTCACTTGATGCTGGTACATAACTTCCATACGTAGGAACTTGATTTAATAGAGTTCTTGATGCAATAGCTACGTTAGCAGAACCATTATCTACAATAGGTCTAGCAAGCGTTACTACAGAAGTAGATTCTGAGCCAATATCACCTGTGTTAATAGTTGCTGTAGCGTTAGCACCTGTGAAAGTTACAATCTTGTCATCACGTACACCAGCAGATAAAAACTTACCACCTGACCATAAGTTATCATCAAGAGATGTAGTCATTGTGTCTAATGTACGACCTGCTGCAGCAGCAGCTTCTAAGTCAATAGCTTCACCTGTACCTGAACCTACACCTGTCGCTGTAAATCTTGCACCTACTACGTTGACTTCAGCACCAATCAAAGTAAAGTTTGTTGTGCCTAAAGTAGAGATTGTATAAGACTTGCCTACTGTAAATGAACCTGCTGTGACGTTATAGTTATCGTCTAAGCCTTCTAATGTAAGACCAGCAGCAGCAATGTTAGATACATGGTCAACATCTGTATCAGCATAAGACCATTTTTGCACTTGCCAGTTATAGATTAGTAATGAGCGACCACCAAATACGTTAATAAAGTCCCATACTACTAATTTACGAATAGGGTCAACTGTTGCTGACATTTGGTCAAACTCAGATGGGTTAGCATTGGTAAAGAACCAATTATCTATTTTCTGTGTACCAATTGGAACGACTGTAGAGCCATCACATGAGTAGAAACCATCATCACTCAAGAAGTAAGTGATGTTGCCGTATTTAGCTACAGAGTTACCTTCTAAACAGCCTAAGCCACGAGAGATTGTGTCGAACTGAAAGAAATAAGGTGAACCAATGTAAGTCATACGAGCTACAGCACGTTCTAATAAGACTAGACCGAACTCACCACCTGTAAGACCTGTAATGTTGCCACCATCTGCAATGATTTGGTAATCAGATTGTGATGTAGCACCACTTGTCCAATCAGCTTCATCGTTAATGTCTGACCATTGTACTTTGTTACCGTTAGAGCCTGAGTCTAAGTTAGCAGCAACCACAAAGTCACGTACTACTGTTACGTATTTAGCAACAGGAGCAGCAGCAGCTAAGTCTGCAAATAATGAGCTTGAGCCTAGTGTAAATCCTTGTAGCTTGTTTACGTTGTTAGCAGCAATAACTGTGTTACCGAACTGAATAAAGTTCCATTTAGATACGCCTGTATAATTCCCTGACTTAGATACGTTGTCCATGCTTAAATCAGCAGAGTCAAACTTAAATAACTTGGTAGAACCACCAGCGAATACTGTTGTAGTACCGCTAAATCTACCTGCAATGACGTTGTTAAGATTCTCACTAGCAGCAGCACTATAATCTACAGCAGTAGGAAATGGTGAGTAACCAATCGCTGTAGGCACTACGTTTTTAGCTATAGATAAGTTCTCAGCTATGCCAGGAAGGTCAGGAGTCCATTCTGTAAATGTTACTCTTTGAATAGCCATTTAAACTCCTAAGATTTCATAATGTAGCAAAGTGCATAGTATGGTGGCAAGTTAGCATTAGTGCCGCTTACACCAGTTGTACTGTTAGCTACTGTAATGCCTGTTGTAGCTGATTGTGTTGAAGCTGATGAAGTAACTGTAGAACCGCTATATTGTGAACCTGATGAGTTACCACCTGTAGCAAGTGTACCTGTGTCTACGTCAGGAGCATTGTTTGTTTGAGTATGTGTATGACCTGAATCTGTTACTGTAGCAGAGTGAGTATGTGATACGACTACAGCATCTGCACTACCACCAGTAGCACCTACAGCGTAAGTAGATGTAGCACCTACAACAAAACGATTACGTAAGTCAGGAGTTGAGTTAGAACCATCACATAATAGCCAACCACTAGGAATAGTACCTGATGAACCTGACCATAACATAATCATACCAGCTACAAACGCATTACCCCATGTAGGAGTATTACCTGAGCCAGCAGATACCATGACTTGACCTGATGTACCAGCAGCACCATCTAATGTAAGACCGCCTGTAAGTGCAAGTGTTCCTGATACAGTAAATCCATCACCGTCTGCACCTGTCTGCATATCCTTGATTTGTGACATCATGTCACGGATAGCATTGTTAATGCCTGATGGGGCGCAACCTTCATTAATGTCAATACCACCAACGTCAGTATTATCAGCAGGTGTAGCTGACCATTCTGAAACTTTATTCTTTGCCATGTTTTAGCCTTTTCTATACCAAGTGTTGTTGCTTACGGACACATCTGTCCAAGTATTATTTCCTACTGTTGAATCTGTCCATGTATTAGAACCTGCTGGCACTACACTCCATGTATTTGTACCCACACTAGCAGCAGTCCATGTATTTGCATCGTAAGTTGTGTCTTTCCAACCTTCACCGATAATATGACCATCAGCAATGATAGAAGCGTTACATGAAACAACTGCATAACCACCCCATGTAGGATTAGCATGAGCTGTTACATAAGCATAGCCATTAACACTAGCTTCGCCTGAATACTCAACACCACCTAGAGCTGTTACGCTTGCATATCCATCTACAGCACCGCTAGATGTTCTTACTCGAATTGCATCTGCTTCTGTAGTTGCTGTGCCTGTTACTGTACCAATGACATAGAATATGCGATGACCATTAGCACTAAATGATGCAAATCCTGTGACTGCACCTGTAGATGTACGGAGTCGTGTAGCATCTGTTGTAACGCTCGCCAAGCCATCAATTTGACCTGAGCTAGTCCTTACCCTTATTGCATTGGAAGTAACGCTTCCTACACCGTTTATAGCAGCAGAATCAGTACGAATTACATAAGAAATAGACTCAACTTGAGCATTGCCTGTGATTTGAGCTGAATTAGTGCGAATTGCATAAGCACTTGCAGTTGTTGTAGCATCCCCTGTAATTTGGGCTGATGCTAATATTATCTGTGTTGCTAATGAACTAAATGGTGCTTGCGAAAATGCACTAAATCCAAACATTAGATTACCTCACTAGGAACTTCCACATAGTTAGGGTCATTAGCCCATACAATTGAACCCATGATTGTTTCCACTTGAGCAACGTCAGTCGCAGCATTTACAGCAGTTACTGTGTCAGCAGCAGTTGTACGAATAGAAGCTCTCCATGTGTTCCAATCAGCAGCAATAGGTGTAGACGTTTCAAACGCTTTTACGACCATCCAATCCGTAGAAAATAGGATAGAGTAGGCAATGCTATTTACTTGCGCTATAGCTTGTTTCTGTACGTCTGAGAGGTCTTTAGGAGTGTTTGTATAAGATAACTCAGCACCGTTTAAGACTTCTTGTACCCAATAGTATGCACCATTAGCAGGTTGATTGATTTGCACTACTTCAACTAGACCTAAATCAGCCTTTTGCTCAGGAGTAGATTGATTCAACCATTGTGGAGGATATTCCGCACCATCAATAAAGAAGGTTGTGCCTTCATTGATGTATTGGTCTGACTCTTGTCTATAAAACATAACTACCTCGCGTTAGAATTTTGAAATGGATTGGTTGCAAAAGCCATATATATGTATGTTCCGCCATTTACATTTAAACTAGAATATGTATTTCTCATTTTAAATCCATTTGACAAAATATCTATTCCGTTTGCATCTGCACTTTCTGCATTAGACAAGTTAGGATATAAAGTTAATTTAGATTCATTATATTGACTACGAGAAATATCATAAATAACCCAGCTATCTGCTGTGTCTGTTCGTTTAATCATAATGAATTTAGGAGTGAATCCAGTATATGTAAATACCCCATCTGCACTACCATTACCTGTGTATGAACCAAACTTAGAAAAGCCAGCTATTTCAGAGAAGCAGTAGGCAACGTAGGTAGAACCATTAGCGTTAACGTTATTAACAGTAGATGAACCTGCTGTAAATTGAAACGTAGTAGATGTATTTGTGCTTTGATACCCCAAAGAACCGTTAGTACCACCGCCACTAGAAGCAGCATCAGTTAAATTTAAATCTATCCATTGATTTGGAATACCAACGTGGTTTACTTTCCATGCCCCAGTTGCGCTTCTGCATTTATGAATAACCATCTTTGGTGCTACGCCAAGCCCGTGACCTACAGTAGCACTTGATACGCCATTACCTGTATAAGTCACCACACTCACACCAGCAGTAGGGTTAGCCCTTACCTGTGATGAGATAGTACCGTTAGTGTTGGTTACAGTAGATGAGCCAGCATCCCATTGCCAAGCGACATAAGTATTAGTATTGTTATTTACATAGTTATTATTTACGCTACCAGAAGTTACTTGAAAACCATTAGAATTAAATGCTGACAAATAACCATATTGAGCCATTGATGTTGAACCACTAGTCCCACCTTCTGCTTCTGTGCTGTTTGTAATTAAACCAAAAGCACCACCAGCACCTCTTACAGTATCATAAACATTATGACCTATTCCTAAACTTCTTGATTTCATCCAAACAATATCAGGTGAAAATCCAGCAGCATTAGTAATGCTTCTTGGGGTTGTGTTGTCACCAGTCCACAAAGTAGCATCCATATACTGGTTGCCCTTCTTAATCGTAGCAGCAGGAAGGTTAGCTGTGCACAGTGCTTTGAAGCCTGTAGGTGGGGTGTAAGCGAATGAGCGTTGACCGAAGTTTACGTTCAATGTGCCTGTATATGATGAAAACGTAGGAAACCAAGTTCCAGTAAGTCCTGATGATGCTGTGCCTTGAGATACTCCGTTTTTATAAAAGGTTATTGTGCCAGCATCTAAATCAAGTGCAGTACCAATAACATCATTTACTGTATAGCTAGCACCGTATGAAGAAGCTGTACCGTTTACATACTTTTGGCCATCATAATAATAACCAACTCCACCTGCTGTTGAACTTCCTGGATACCCTGCAACAGAATTTCCTTGAGTTAAACCTGCTACAAATGGCTGACCGCCAACTGAACCAGTAAAAAATGATTCCCAATACCATTTACCAGAGCTAACTCCAATAGTTCCTATTTGAGCAATTGTGTTAGATGAAGTTACTTGTAAATTACCTCTTGAATAAGTGCTCACAGCCGCATTAACAAGAGGATTAAATACACAATAATTAGCATTTGGCTGTGTACCACTAACACCACCATTGCCACTAGGAACATCTTTCATCCAGCAGTCACTTACACCAGCACTACGAGTAAAGTTATTAAGCGTCCAGTTGTTACTGTTACCACTTGAATCAGCACCTAGTGTTGTTGTGCTTGTACCGTTAGAGAATGGCAAATAGAAGCCATTAGTGCCGTATGTACCTGTGTATTTCTTAGCTACCCATTGACCAGTAAGTGTATCTGTTTGACCGAATGATGAAGGTGTTAATTGCTGTCCATCAACAAAATTAATTTCAGTCATGTAGCCATCAAAGTAACGACTACTTGCATTCCAATTGCATCCAATTCTATTGTTTGCATTATTTAATCCAAATTGAACGGTGCTATTTTGAGTTGGATATTGAGCTAAATTAAATGAAGTTATTTGAGAGCCATTTACATAAAATTTTACGCGATTAGATGATGTTGCCTGTGTTGTATCAAATGCAATTACAACATGATACCAAGAAGATGGGTCACGATATACAGCGGATGTGACCATATCATAAGCAGCAGCACCACCAAAGCTAACTCTTAATGAATCAGTAGAAAATCCGGTGCCAGTATCGTACCAAATACCAAAATCATTTCCTGATGAGCCATCATAAGCACCAAATAATTGATATGGAGTTGATGCGCTAGATAAAACTCCGCGTTTTACCCAAAAACTAATAGTCTTAATTGTATTGCTTGTTCCACTTGTAGCAAATGTACGACTTGCATACTGACTACTTGCACTTTGAAAGCGCAATGAGTTGCTGATAGCATATGACCCGCTTTCTATTGCATTAGAATTTTGTAATAAACTCATCTAGCTTCCAATTCTTTAATATCTTTTGAATTATTTGTTTTATATTTATTTTTATTAGAATGATATTCTTCTTTTGTTACCTTTACTGTTTTTTTCTGTTCAATATCAAAACAAACAACCATTCCTATCATATTATTCTTTAGTATTTCTTTTTGTTCATTTGAACATTTTTTACCTTTATTAGATAAAGATATTTTTTGTTTAGTTTCATCTGAATGTTTTCTTCCAATTAAACTATTTGTAAGTTTAACTTTATGTTCATCAGATAATTTCCTACCTTTCATTTTTTCACTATGACTTCTTTTCTGTTCTTCAGATAATTTTCTGCCTTTATGAGCTGCACCTATTTTTGCTTTATGTTCTTCTGTTTTAGGAATATGAGTTCCAGCAGTATCAAATCCAATAGAAGTTTGTTTAGCCTTATTCCAAAATAGTTTATTTGCAGCAACATCATAAAAGTTATGTAACTCAATTTCATGTTCAATAGCTAATGCTCTTGTTGGAAACACGGATATAATATCCTTTATTAAGTTAGTAACACCATTGTCTTTTATCCAAGCAAGTAATGTTTTGCATGAACTAAAGTAACTATCTTCTTCAGGCAATACATCACATGACCTTGCTCCGATATAGAACATATCATTTGCTTTAATCATGTAAGTATAGTGATGCATCAACTCAAAGCTCCAGAAGCAGTTACATACGCATTAGTACCATCATCTAAATAAGATAAAAGATAAGTACCAGCAGTTGAGATAGTTGCAAGTGCAGATGCACCTAGTTTAGTAGTTGCAGCAGCAGTAATCGCATAGCCACCTGAGTTTACTAATAATACATAGCCTGATTGACCAGCAGTATGGTTAGTAAATGTTAAAGCAAACGTACCTGTAGGTGTACACTTAAAGTTATTAGTTACAGATTGGTCAAATGAACCATCATTATCTGTAGTTACAGTACCACGTTGAGATGCTGTAAATGTTTGTGCTGTAGCAAGTTCAGCAAAGCCTGTTAATCCAGTAAGGGTATCACCAGATTGTAGCTCTTGAATTTGCGTTCCGTTAAGAACTAATGGATATTTGGATGCCATAATAAACCTTAATTAACTGTTACGCTGATTGTAGAACCAGCTCTATTTGTTATAGACAATACGCCATTAGCTACAGGCACTTCTACAGTAGTCCCAGCTCTAATTGTGACAATAAGTTTTGTTGGTAAGTTTGCTCTATAAATAGCTTGTTCAGCAGGGTATGTACAGAATACATTTTTAGTTCCTGCGCTAAAATTTACTAATGAACCGCTATTAGATGATTCTAAAACTGTATCACGAGATAAAGTTCCTGCACCTACCGTACCTAAACCAACTTCCCAATCACCATTTGCAGTAATTGTGTAGTAAGTTGTATTGCCATTACCAATTGCGCTAGAAAATGTCTGATAGCCTGTTAAAGCTCCAGCAAGAGTAAGCGTACCTGTGCCAGTAGTAGTAGAGCTTTCTAATACCCTATCTTTAACCACTAAAGCCATAATTTACCCTTAACTTAATTGTACTGTTAGGTTTGTTGATGCAATCTTAAAGATGTCACCAGTTTCGATAGTTTTTGCAGCATCTAATACTGTATGGTAAAGCAAGTTGCCTGATGTTGAAGCATCCAAGATACCAATCCAGCCTACAGTACCCCAGTTAGCAGTTGCTTGTGGGAAGGTTACGTCAGCATTAGAAGCTGATAGACCATCTGAAGGTGCTGCAAAGGTTACTGATTGACGAGCATAAGAGCCACCTGATACTTCTGTACCTGTGTTAGCATCTGTAGGGTCACTTGTGTATAGCCCAACATAAACTGTACTTGGTGCTGTGTATGTAGTACCACGAATAGTACCGTTGATTAACGCATTTTCTAAATAGTTACTGATTTCTGCCATGATTTGTCCTTAGCGTAAAGTTACGTTTAATGCTGTGTTAGGGAATTTCTTACCAATGTCGCTATTCATAATGTTTAAGATAGCTCTGTCATACATCGTAGCCCATACTTGAATACGTGCATCGTTCATTAAGTAAGGCTCTGCTTCTGCTAGTGTTGCGTACAACAACGCATCAGGATAGTTAGCTAGATATAGGTTACTTGATACAGTTGATGAGATGAATGTTGGTTCTGCGTAGTAAAGCATTTGCAATACTTGTTGACTATCAGGTGCAGGGGCAAACTGAAACTCGTAACCAATAATTGTGTAGTAGTAAGGTAAGCCTGAAGTTGTTGTGAGCATATCACGGAAGAACTTATCAGGACTCTCATACTCTAGCGTGATTGGTGGGTTGCCTTGAAAGTGTAACTCACGCATCTCTAAGAAGTCAGTAGGAATCTCTACTGTGCCATCTGTCGCTGTTGTAGTGGCTACTTTTAGCATCTCACGAGTTCTTAAATCACGACTCATACGTTGTTGTGCAAGCATGACGAATGTAGGAATGACACTTGTTAAATCACTACGAGCAAGATAACTCTCAACCGTAGACACTAGGTCATTGTAAGATGCTAAAGCCATATTTATTCCTTATATTTGTTTATTCACGCTACGTATAACGTCTATCCATTCTTGATTGTCTTGATAAATCAATCTCATACTGCGATACCAAGGCATACTAGGTTGTGCATAACGCCATTGATGACGTTTAGGTACTAGACACCATGTTTTAACGCCTAAAGCTGCTGAACAATGTAAAGCAGTAGTAGGAACACCCATTACCATGTCTAAAGATGCGATTAAAGCAGCAGTATCATCGTAATCTTGTGATGTAATAGCTTCATCAAAGTACAAAACACCATCAATACGGTCTTCTAAGTCATAATCTAGACTGACTAACTGAATATCCTTACGTTTCAGTAACGGTGCTAGGTCATCAGCAGTTAATTTGCGACCTTTTGAGTTTGTTGCCTTCTTGCCACCGTGAGTTGTGATACCTATGTAGCATTTTTTGTCTTTTAAGACTGATTTCCACTCATTTACCTTGTGTTCGTCAGCTAAAAGGTAAGTGCTACCAGGAAAATCCTTATTTGTGAGTCTATAAAACTCAGGTAATCCACCAATTGCACATCTAGCATCGATTT